TCTGTAACAGGTTGGATGAATAATCCTGAAATTCTCCTAAATGCCGAAACTCAAAAAGAAGGAGCTGAAATTGTTAAGAAAGTTAATAAAGAGATTGCTGAACTTATTGGAATCAATCCTGCGGCCAGGACCACGTGTGTCAAGCCATCAGGAAACGCTTCTGTATTATTGGAGACTGCTTCTGGCATCCACGCCGAGCATAGTCCTCGTTATCTTCGTCATATACAGTTAAATAAAGATACAGAAGTAGCACAATTAATTGCTAAGACAAATCCTTATATGGTTGAAGAGAGTGTATGGTCTTCTAACAATACAGATTATTGTGTAGGATTTCCAATTATAACTCCTGAAGGGTCTTTATACAGACAAGAATTATATGGAATTGATCTATTAGAAAAAGTAAAATTAGTACAACAAAATTGGGTTGAAGCTGGGACTAATGTAGATCTTTGTGCTGATCCAACTGTTAGACATAATGTATCAAATACTGTAACAGTAGAACCGCATATGTGGGGAAAGGTCGAAGATTATGTATATAAAAACAGACACTCATTTGCTGGAATATCTTTCTTATCTAGTTCAGGAGATAAAGATTTCGCTCAAGCACCTATGACAGAAGTTTTATCTGAGGAAGCTATTGTTAATAAATATGGTAAAGCAGCTTTATTTGCTTCCGGGTTAATTGTTGATACCCGAAAATCAGGATTTAGAGACCTATGGGAGGCTACTATGTATGCTCAAATGGATGCAGATCATAGAGGTGAAATAAGCGATTTAAATAAAGAATGGATTAGAAGGTTTAATAAATTTGCAGATAATTATTTTATGAATGATACTAAAGAATGTGCTGACTGTTTAAAAGATGTATTCTTATTACATAAATGGACTAAAATTCAACAAAATATACAACCTGTAGATTTCATATCACAATTAGATCAAAAAAGATATACAGATATTGATACTATGGGCGCCACTGCATGTCAAGGCGGCGCATGTGAGATTACATTCTAATGGATAAAGAGTATTGGACCGAATGCATTGCTTGTGATACTGAAACACAAGTATTAGTAATTGAGTCCGGAGAACAACCTTTATTTTGTCCTATGTGTGGTACGTCTATGGATTTTCAAGAAGTAGAGGAAGACGAAGATGAAGGATAGCGAAGTAAACGATCAATTTACTTGGGCTCAAGCTACATGGCTGGCCAAATTATCAATGCATGCATATCAAAATGAAGCAGGATTCAAAAAGGCCATGAAGTTGCCTAGATGGTCTGTTAAATTCTTTGATTTTGGAGGAACTCAGGCATATGCATTAAACGGTAAAAAAAATTTTATACTAGTGTTTAGAGGAACACAACCAACCCAATGGGAAGATATAAAAGCAGATTTAAAATTTAGAAAAGAATCATCTATATCTTTAGGTGGAGATTCAGAAGGAAAAGTTCATAGAGGATTTAAAGAAGCTCTTAATCATGTTTGGGATGATATTAAAAAACATTTAGATGAATGTGACTATACAAATAAAAATGTAATAATTACGGGTCATAGTTTAGGTGCAGCATTAGCTACATTAGTTGCTGGAAGATTAAATCAACCTGCTATATCTTTATATACATTTGGATCTCCTAGAGTGGGAAATATGAAATGGCATTCTTGTCAGAGGTTTAAACATTATAGATTTAGAAATAATAATGATATTGTAACAAGAGTCCCACCTGCTTGGATGGGTTTTAAACATCACGGTGAGTTAGAATATTTTGATTATAAAGAAATGGTTAATACAGGATCAGGTAATTGGTATATGTTCCGTAATTGGTTTATGGGAGTGTATAGATCATTAGTATCATTAAGAACTTGGGATAGTTTTAGTGATCATGATATATCAACCTACTATAAACTATGTAAAAATCAGATGGTAGATAATGACTAAATAGAGTCATGTGGTTATATAATGATAAAGAGTTTACAACAACGCCCGAAGACTATCAAGGCTTTGTTTATGAGATTACTGAATTATCAACAGGTAAGAAATACATTGGTAAAAAGTTTTTTTGGAAACCTAAAATACTCCCCAAAACAAAGAAACGTAAAAGGCGTGTTAGAACACGTGTGGAATCCGACTGGATGGATTACTACGGTAGTTCCGAAACCGTCCGTAGAATCGCGTTAAACGAGGGCTATGGCGCCTTTAAACGCGAGATATTGCGATTATGTAAGACTAAAGGCGAATGTAGTTACTATGAAGCTAAACTACAATTTGAAAACGATGTATTATTAAAAGATGAATATTATAACGAATTTATTGGATGTAAAATACATTCTAAGCATTTAACGGGTTGACATTAGTTTAAAAGTGTGGTATAATTATATTATGATTTGACTGACGGGTCAGATAGTGAAGTGCAAGGAAACGCGTCTTGCCAAGAGGCGTAACTTGATTGTTCAGGCGTGGTAGCCAGGTTCAAAGTCTAGCGACTAAGAATCACATCACTCTACCGAGTGGGAGCAAGTTCCAGGGGATTATGAGAATGGTATCTCGGTCGACCTGGTTGGGGGTGAAACCAAAGTCCTCCCTTCACATTTTAAATAGGAGATAACATGGAAAATGGTTATTCAGAATATGGTTATCGAGGTCTCGAAGAGATTAAAAAGCTTGAAGAAGAAATTGAGAAGTTAAAAGAACGAATAAAAGAACTTGAAAATGTGATACGTGAGTTAAATAATGATATTAATAGATTATAATGCTATAGCAATTGGTAATGTAGTTACCCAAAAATTAGATATTGATGAGGATCTTGTTAGACATATGATCCTTAATAGTTTAAGAATGCATCGTGCTAAACATAAAGATAAGTTTGGTGAATTAGTTATATGTTCAGATGGCGGCCGTAATTGGCGTAAAGATTTTTTTCCTCCTTATAAATTTAAAAGAAAAGATGCTCGTAAAGTTTCTAAGTTTGATTGGAAAGAGTTATTTCGTATTACTGATATGGTATTCGAAGAATTAAAAGAATACTTTCCTTATAAAGTAGTATGGAATGATAGAGCCGAAGCTGATGATTGTATAGCCGCTATAGTAGAAACTACACAAGAATTTGGTCAGGGTGAAGAAGTATTAATTATATCTGCAGATAAAGATTTTGCCCAATTACAAAAATATAATAATGTGTCTCAATGGTCTCATATGCAAAAGAAATGGATTAAAGAAGAAAGACCTCGTAGACAATTACAAGAATTGATTATGAAAGGTGATACTTCTGATGGTGTGCCTAATGTATTATCTAATGATGATTGCTTTGTAGAGGGTGTAAGACAGACTCCTTTAAGGCAAAAGAATTTAGATGAGATGATTAATCGATTGTCTGAGGTTACGGCTAATCTAACTAATACTCCTGAATGGTATCGTAACTATCTTAGAAATCAGAAATTAATAGATTTAACACAAACTCCTAAAGACATAAAAGAGGAGATTATAAATAGCTACACGACACAAGATAAATCGAATTATAAAGCTAAAGTATTTCCTTATCTTGTAGAGAAAAGATGTCGTAGATTATTAGAAGACGTAAGGGACTTTATATAATGGTTAATAAAACTACATATTATACTTTTGAAATTTTAAATAAAGTATCAAAAGCTAAAACAAAAAAAGAAAAAATTCAATTACTTCGCGAACAAGATAACAATTGGGCATTAAAAGATATACTAAGAGGATCTTTTGATGATAGAGTTCAATGGATTTTACCACCAGGTAAAGCACCTTATGAACCTGCTCCAGAAGAATCTCATCCATCTAATTGGACTCAACACAATAAAAAACTAGAGAACTTTGTTAAAGGCGGTCCTGGAGAACGTATGAGATCATATCAACGAGAAAAGATTTTCCTAGATATTTTAGAATCAGTGCATCCTGGTGATGCAGAACTATTAGTTCAAATGATAAATAAAAAACTAGAAGTCAAAGGTATAACCAAAAAACTTGTTCAAGAAGCATATCCTAATTTAATATTAAAATAATGCCTACATATAAAATAAGAAATAAAAAAACCCAAGAAACTTTTGAAGAATTCATGACGTATAGTGAATTGCAAGAGAAATTGAAAAATAATCCGGATTTAGTACATATGTTATCTACACCATCGTTTATTACTCAGGCGGGTATGACTATTAATAAAACTAGTGATGGTTGGAAAGATGTATTGAAAAAGGTCAAAAAAGGATCCGCAAAGGATAATAAAATAAACACATAAGGAGAGCGTAATGGCTTTTAGTTTATCAAATAGATCGAGAAAGAAATTAGAAGGTGTACATCCAAATATGGTTGCCGTTGTCGAACGCGCCATAGAGTTGACTAAGGTTGACTTCGGAGTTACATATGGGGTGCGTTCCGTTCAAGAACAGGAAAAACTAGTTGCTGCTGGACGATCACAAACTATGAAATCAAAACATTTAATTCAGGATACAGGATTTTCACATGCGGTAGATGTAGTTGCATATGATGGATCTAATGTTGTATGGGAGTTAAATGTATATGATGATATATGTGATGCTTTTAAAAAAGCTGCAGAAGAAAAACAAGTTGCTGTTAAATGGGGAGCTGCTTGGTCAGAAGGTGATATAAGATCATATTCTGGAACAGCCGAAGACGCAATGAATGCTTATATTGATTTAAGAAGAGGACAAGGTAGACGACCATTTATAGACGGTCCGCATTTTGAATTAATGACCTAATGGAGAAATCCATGCCCAAATATCCAAGATTTGATACCCGAAACAAGAATGAGGGTAAACATAAGAAGTTGGATCAACATCGAGAACGTAAAATTCGTAAAATTGATCCTGATTCGAAACAACTAAATGAAGTCATGTTTGATGACGCTCACGATTATGACGAATATGACCCACAACAACTTAACGAATAAAGATTTTATTCACGTTTATAAAGTCGATAATCATTTAGAACATAAAGAAAAACTCCTCGGCCTTATAGCCGAACAGGTCGAGGAGAACGACATACAACCAAATGAAATGGGCTATCTTTATGATTTTAATAAACCTAAATTAGAGAGAAAGTATCAATTATATTGGGATCATGTTATATGGCCTTATTGTATAGAACACGGCGAAGAATATGGGTTAATGATACACGATCAAAACCCAAATATGAGACCATGGTTTCATCAATATACACAGAATTCTTCTTTTGGTTGGCATCAACATAATGGCCATTGGGCTATAATATATTTTGTTGAATTGCCTGAAAAGAATGAAGCTACAGAGTTTTTAAATTACGGAACAATTGGTGTTGAAGAAGGTGATTTGTTATTTTTTCCAACATTTTTAGTTCATAGATCACCAGTGATTAAAAGTAATAAACGTAAAACCATTATTTCGAGTAATATAGATTATATGGTAAATAGGGAGTATATAGATGAACACTATGGATTCGAATCCTACACGCGAATTAAGTCTAGCTGAATTATTAAATAGAAGATCTGAATTTGAATATTTAATAACAAGCCGCAAACCATTTCAGCTGCCTAGTCATGAAAGTGATATTGACTCATTGAGATTCTTTATAAATAATGGTCACAAAAGTAATCGTTTTAGAAAGAATTTTAAGCGGGCTAAACTTCTAGCAACTGAGATAATTGAACATTATGACAAACCTGTGGGATCTAACGATCAGTGATTGGAAAGACAATTATGGCGTAAGTAAGATTAAATGGAAAACAACTGTTGGTATAGGCGACAGTATGTATGCATTTAATTCAGCTTATATGAGAGCTTTCGTTAATCAAAAACCTGTTACATTAGAACTCCACCACCACTTCCCTAAAGATTATTACTTTCATTTTGAAGATCCCGAATCCGTTGATTTCCGGGCTGATTATGTTTTAGATAGATATATTTGGAAGGATATTGTTAATGTAGAATATGTTTTTGGTTCTAATGATTATGCATTATATGATAAAAAATATTACGGAGTTAGAAAACCATGGTCGAATTATTCAACGCCTTATAAACAATGGATGTTTGATCCAACACTTGACACAACATCAATAACTAATAAAATAGTTTTATGGAGACCTACATTTAATTCAGATCAACAAGCGAGATTATCTAAAATGTGTTTATTAGATCATGAATGGGCCAGATTAATAGATAGATTAAAAGACTTTGGTTATGATGTAGTAGAACTTGGTTATAGAACACCAATAAGTGAAGCAATGTATCATATAAGAACATGTGAGTGTTGTATATCATATGAAGGCATGTGGCATTATATTACAAAGAATTTTTTTAAACCTCATATTGTTATCGGAGAGGCTTCAATAACAAAATGGCATACACCGGCTGCTATACAGATAAAAGAAAAGAATTTTTTTATAGATACACAATTGAAAAAAATAACATATTATATTGAAGCAGCTGAAGAAAAGGCTAATAATTATAAACAATACTTTTTAAAATTTTTAAATGGTTGGTAAATGCAAATAGACAGAGCAGTAATAGAAGTTAATGGAGGATGTAATTATACATGTCAAATGTGTCCTCAAACTACTCCTGAAGGTAAGACTGGTGCTAGAGGTAAAAACTGGACTGGTAGAATGTCTCTATCGGAATTTGAAAGATATGTTGCAGAGTGTGCTGAATATGGATTAAACGTTGTTAATTTAGATGGATCCGGTGAAGCTACTGTTTTACCAAACCTACCTGAATATATTTCTATAGTTAAAAAATATAATGCAAAAGCAGTTATATTCTCTAATGGTATGAGAATGTTCGGGTCATTTATGGAAGAATGTGTTGATGCTGGTTTAGATTTTTTTAGATTTAGTATAATAGGATATGATTACGACACTTATCGTAAATGGATGAATAGTAAACATTTCTATAGAGTAATTAGTAATCTACATGAAATGAAAAGGTATGTAGTTAAAAAGAAATCAGATTGTGTAGTAGCAACCTATCATTTAATATTAGATAATAACAATATAGATTATGAAGTAGAAAGATATAAACGGATAGTTGAATCATCTAGAGCTGTAACAGAAATATGGAAGATGCATAATTGGAGCGGAGTATATGACCCAGAATACGATCGTGAAGGAAATAAAAAAACTTGTGGGAGACCTTTCTCCCCTGACCTTGTTATTAGAGCTGGTGGTTTGCATGGTTCCACTGGCGCTATTCATCCTTGTTGTCAAGTATTGGGACGGGATGATGAAGCTGTTTTAGGTCATGGTTCTGAAAATACTTTAAAAGAAATATGGTATGGAGATAAATATACACAATTAAGGGAGCAACATAAGTCTGGTAATTTTCCTGACTTTTGTAAATCCTGTGATTTTTTAATTGATGATCCAGAAGTTCTAGTATATACAAATCATAATAGAACTAATTATAAAATGTACGGAACAAAATTTAGTTTAGAAGATTACAGATGAAATTAGATGTAGATACAAGAATATATGTTATTGGCGATACACACAGCGTTGATGGTATGAAAGCCATAAATGTAACTAGAGACTCCTTTAATGCTGTAGGATTTAGAAATGTAATAGTCCAACAAAAAGCTTATGCTCATGGTATAGCAAATCATATGAGTACTATGTATCCTTTTCAAATTAGACTACATAAAGATACAAAAGCATTTAGTATAGAAGAATATTATTCTTTTTTTCAGGTTCTCAGAAAAATAAAAGGACGAAGAGAAGATAAAAATGGTGTAATCATAACAAGAGCTGGTGCCAAATTACAAAGAGATATTATTAACCAACCTGTTATTCATCCTACATTTAATGACTATGAAAATGTTGTATCTCTAAAATCTATTCCTATTTGGCCATTAGCAAGAGGCTCAGTATCTGATAGAATGATGCCATCCTATGGTTTATGGATTCAACCTGAAGTTGCTTGGCATATGGTTAATAGAGCATGTAAAGTAAATAGAAGACTTAATAAAGGAAATATGAAAGCATGGGGTTGGGAACCTATCGCAGTCCCAATTGAAAAATATCTTTATCACGAAATTAGAAATTACTATGATAATTTTATGCCTCCTAGAATATTTAAAGAAGATGGTATATATGCAAAGTGGCATTATCAAGTAAGATTAGGATTTAGATCTGGATTCCGGCCTTATTCATTGCCCATAAACGTACATGGATTATAAAATTTATATGATTCGGATGAAAGATCATCCGGTATCACAATTATATTATAACTTAGTTGCAGATAGTTGGAAAGACTATAATGTTATATCTTTTGATGCAACAACTCCTAAAGATTTAATCTATAAAAATCAATTACGATTTTCTAAAAAAGGTAAAAGAGATTTCACAGCAACCGAAATGGCTGTATGGTATAGTCATTTTAATCTTTGGTGTAAATGTATAGCCCTGAAAACACCTATTTTAATTTTAGAACATGATTCGAAATTAGTTAAACCCTTACCTGATCTATCTAATGAAGGTTATAAATTATTATCTTTTCTTAATAGAGATTTTGGTAAAAAAGGTGTTGACATTTCTCCAGGATCAGGTTATTATATAACAGTTCCTATTGCTGAAAGGTTAGTAGCCCAGGCTGTGTGTAAACCCCTTAATGTTAATAGTGATGGGCATATAGTTAGTATATTAAATTTAAAAAGACAACAAAAATTGAATGATTATGAATATATTGAACAGGTTAATATAGATGGTCTAAATACCATTAATCACCACAATCCTCATAGAAATTTTATAGGCTTTGATTATGAAGAAAACATTGATCTACCAAGTATACACAGGCAATAGATCTGGATTATACGATCGCTGCACAGAATCTGTAAAAGAATATGCTAGTAGAATAGGAGCTTATTATGCCGTTCAACGACAACCTATTCTAAGAATTAAACCTGATGTCTTTGCAACAAATAGGAGTAATGAAAGTTATGAAAAATATGGTGGATTCCTTCCAATCTATGAGAAAGAAAATTCGTTCAATTATCTTAACACCTATGATAGTGTCGCTGTTATTGACGCTGATGTATTTGTTAGGAACTCTGTCAGTGAGTCCATTTTTGATAGCGTGCCTGATAATTATCATTTTGCTGCTGTAGTAGAAAGAGAAATGCCTATTACAGAACAGTATAAGGCAAAGATAATTAATTATTCCCAAATGCAATACCATAATATAAAAACTGTGGACTGGAAATGGAATGCTTCAGGTGGTGAATTTATGAACATGGGCGTAATGGTTATGAATCAATCAATACTTCCATATTTAAAAGGTCAAACACCTACAGAGTTTTTAAGAAGACCTCGCTTTAAAGATTTTATAGATGGCCAAGGTACGTGGAAATGGTCTACGGACCAAACACTTCTTAATACGTGGATTAGAGAAGAAGGAATGAATATAAAACACTTGCATTGGAAATGGAATGGTTTATACACAGCAAATACCAAAATAAAAGAATGTAATTTTATACACTTCTTCTTAAAAGATTTATTACCAAATAAAGGGGAAAATGTTAAACAATTAATGGAGGATATTAATGCCTAAAGTTGTCATAACAGGAATGGCTGGCTTTATAGGATTTCATACAGCTATACAATTTTCAGAAGATTATGATGTAATGGGGTTTGATAACTTTAATAATTATTATGATCCCAAATTAAAAATTAATAGAGCAGATCATTTAAAAGACAAATACGGTATAGAATGTTCAGAAATAGATTTACGTAATAAAGATGATGTATCAGATTTTATTTGGTTTACAAAACCAGACCTGGTTATTCATTTAGCTGCTATGGCTGGTGTTAGATATTCTATGGATAATGCTCAAGAATATATTGATAATAATGTTACTGGAACTTTAAATCTTATTCAAGCGTGTGAAGCTTCTAATGTTCCAAATATAATATATGCTTCTACTTCTTGTACTATGCATGGTAATCCTTTACCGTGGAAAGAATCAGATAAATTAGGACATCAATTAAGTCCCTATGGATATACTAAACAGTTAAATGAACACATGTTTCATATATCTAAAATACCTAATGCAGTTGGATTAAGATTCTTTACTGTATATGGTCCATGGGGAAGACCAGATATGGCTCTATTTAATTTTACTGAAAATATTACAGCAGGAAATCCTATATACGTATTTAATGATGGAAATATGAAAAGAGATTTCACTTATGTTGATGATATTGTTGATGGTATAACAATAGTCTCTAATAATATGACTAATAGAGATATCTATAATATAGGCAATGGTAAACAAGTTGAACTTATGGATTTTGTTAATTACATAGAAGACAATTTAGGATTACAAGCAAATATAAATTTTAAACCTAAACATCCTGCAGATGCTCAAGAGACTTGGTCTGATTGTACAAAATTAAAACAATTGGGATATAACCCAAAAACACCTGTTGAGGTTGGTGTAAAAGAATTCGTTCAATGGTATAGAAATTATTATGGGAGAAATGAATGAGAGTTTTAGTATTAGGCGGCGATGGGTTTTGCGGTTGGCCTACGACATTAAAGTTATCTAAAGCTGGACATGATGTTCATATTATAGATAACTTTTCAAGAAGAAAAATTGATAAAGAATTAAATAGTAATTCTCTTACTGATATAGCTAGTATGTCAGATAGGTTACAAGCAGCATATGATCATGATATGAAGCTTCATTGTGCTGATATAGATATAGCACATAATTACAGTGCCTTAAAAGCATATATAAAAGCATTACGGCCTCATGCTATTGTTCACTTCGCAGAACAAAGGTCTGCTCCATATTCAATGATATCAGAGATTCAAAGGAGATATACAGTTGATAATAATGTTTTATCTACTCATAATGTTCTCAATTGCATTCTTGATATCGATCCTGGTATACATTTATTACACTTAGGTACAATGGGAGTATATGGCTACTCTAAAGACTTTGGTAGAATTCCCGAAGGATATCTTAATGTAAAAATAAATTCAACAGAAAAAGATGTAGATATACTTTATCCTACTAATCCAGGAAGTGTTTATCATATGACTAAATCTCTTGATCAAATATTATTTCAATTTTATAATAAGAATTGGGGATTAAAGATTACGGATCTTCATCAAGGAATTTGTTGGGGTACTCAAACAGAAGAAACTATGTTAGATGATAGATTAGTTAATAGATTTGATTATGATGGTATATATGGAACTGTACTAAATAGGTTTATATCTCAAGCCGCAACAGGTAATAATATAACCGTTTATGGAACCGGTGGTCAGACCAGAGCATTTATTCATATACAAGATACAGCTAATTGTGTGAGATTAGCATTAGAAAGTCCTCCTAAGAAAGATAAAGTAAGAATATTTAATCAAGTATCTGAAGTTAGAAATGTAAAAGAATTGGCAATGATATGTTCTCAAAAATATGGTGCTACGATAGAATATATCGATAACCCAAGAAAAGAATTAAAAGAAAATAAACTTGAAGTAGACAATGCAGGTCTTTGTAGTTTAGGATTCGATCCTATTTTTCTCTCCGAAGCTCTTATAGATGATATTAAATTTATAGCAAGTAACATGAAAAATAATTTAGATCCTGATAATATATTGACATCTCCAAAGTGGTAATGAATTTATTAGACAGTGTAACGTATTCTCAATACAAATTTCCTACTACTAAAGTATATCAACTAGCTCAAAAAGTAGATGAATTTAAACGTGGTTGGGATAAATGTAAAGTAGAAAATTTTAGACGTTGTTTAGATATAGGCGCTCATGTAGGAGTCTATGCTTTTCAATACGCACAATTATTTGAAAATGTAGAATGTTTTGAACCAATACCCAGTTTATATAAAATGTTAGATTATAACACAAAACCATATAAGAATATTAATTGTCATAATATAGCTATATCAGATAAAGATTCAACAGTATTAATATATGAAAATCCAATAAGAACCGAAAGTAATGTAGTTGTATCTGAAGAGACCAAACCATTATTAGATACTAGATGGACAGGCACTAATTCAAAATGGAAAGATCAAAAACCAATAAGTGTTTCTTGTAATTCAATAGATAGCTATAATTTTACTGATATAGACTTTATAAAAATAGATACTGAAGGATATATTACTTCTATCTTATTAGGATTAAAAGAAACATTAATAAATAATTCTCCAGTTATTCATATGGAAGCACCAAATGAAAAGGAAGAAAATTCATTTTTAAACGAATTGGGTTATTATCGATATGATAGATTTGAAGAAGATGTATATTATATAAGGAACTGATATGAAAACATTAATATATCAATATAGAGATGGTGAAGAGACAAGTGAAAGTAAATATAGTGTAGAATGTTTTAAAGAATACGCCAAGAGAATTAATTCAGAACATTTATATGAACATGATCCCAAATTCGTAACTAATCTTGGTTCATTCTCTTCTCATTATGGTTCTTTTAAACCTATATTTGAACCATCAATATCAGACAAATATGATTATGTTTTGTATATAGATACAGATGTATTTCCTGTAGAAGGATTAACAGAAAATATATTTGATCAATTTAAAGAAACAACATTTGATATAGGTATATGCGAAGAATGGAATGCTCCAGATATAAGAACTAAACATACAATTGCTGGTATTAATAATGAGAATGATGAACGTTGGATGAAACTAATTGAATCGATTTATAATATTAAACTTCCAAGAACTGAATCTGGATTACCTAAAGTATATAATTCTGGAGTTGTAGTTTATTCTAAACCTGGAATGTTAAAAGCAAAATATAAATTCTTAAAATTTAATCTATATACTTCTATGATTGAGAGTGCTCAATTACCTCCTTTTTATACATGCGATCAACCATATCTACATGCTATGTTAGAAGTGGCTAAAATGAATTGGACTACTATGGATTACAAATGGAATAGTAGTGTTCATTATCAACCGGGAACAAAAGACCCAAGACCCGTTGTAGACTTAAGAGACAGTGCTAATTTTGTTCATGTTCAATTAGCAGGAGCAAATAACTTTGATAAAGTTAAAATGAATAGAGTAGTTAATAAACCGGTTAATGAATGGGCAATTTAATAGTACAACATTGGTGTGGTAATTTTCCGCAATGGACATCAATGGCAGAACAGACTATAAAAAAATATGCTAAGGCTATTAATGCTGATTATCTTTTATTAAAAGATTATCCGATGCAAGAAATGGTTAAACAAAAAGAACAAAAACCATGGCTAATTCTTCAAAAATTATATGTCTTAAATGAATCGTTTGATTTATATGACGATGTTTTATTATTAGATATGGATATGATAGCTACAAAAACTATAGATAATATATTTAATTATCCTGGTATTGGTAGATTACATTTAAAAGGAATGTCTAAATTAGATGCTAGTAAGAACGGTAGAAAATGGCCTACCTTATATCATAAAAGTCAACCTATGTTCTTTGGTAATTGTGTAAAATTAAAAAAAGAATACAGAAAAGAGTTGCGTAAAGCATTAAAAAAGGATATAATAGATAGTAACAAATCATTTGATGGACTACCACCTAATGATGAAATATTAATGCATCATTTATTTCATGTAACTGGAATATTAAAAGATCATAAAGAATTACAATTACCTCATGATAGATTTTGTGACTTACCAGAAGAGGCTCATAAAGACGCTACATTATTACATTTTTGTAATGCTAGGAAAAATAATATTCCTGAAGTGGTAAGAAATTTATATGGATTAGAAATACTATGAAAAATATAATACTACAACATTTTCAACCACATGAAAAATATTTACATTCTAAGACTCATCCAATAGTAGAGAAGAGTGCTGAGAATATTAAACGATATGCAAATAGATTAGGTGCTGAATATAAACTATTAGATGGTAAACCATTTATGGAAGATCTTCGAATGCAATGCCAAAAATTAGCAATGCTCAATGAAGAGTATGACGAATACGATACTGTTGTTATGTTAGATTCAGATATGTTTATTCGTAAAGGTATGACTGAAAATGTATTCGAAGCTAAAGGCGTTGCTTGTTTTGATGATGTACATAAGAATAGGCAATTACCTGCATTCGTAGATCTCTTTCCAGGCTTTGCTAATCGCAATGTTCAATTGTGGAGTGGAGCATGCTATGTACTATCAAGGGAAGTAAGACAAGCGTTTAGAGCGCAAATAAACGCTGTTACACGCGCAATGATGAGACAGATTAGTCCTCATCCTTTCGTTGAAGAAGGTATAATGCATATGCTTGCTGTTCATGGTAATTTGGGTTATAATATATACGATAAATGTTTAAATGAAAAATGGCAATATAGTCATTACCTACCCCATGTTGAAGATTGTTATATGATTCATATACGTAAGAAACCTTATGATGATTCAGATGGAGTCTATGGAGCTAAAATGAGAAATTATAACGAACTTGTAGATCGTGGATTAATTGAACCATAAATACATAAAAAGGAAAAGGTTTAATGCCGTCAATAGAAGATATGAAAGGTAAAAGCAGTTTAGTAAAAACTTTAACTGCTATAGAGAGGGAAAATGGTTCTGGTTTTATACCTACACCTCAAGCACACCTCGCTGTAAATAAACTTGATAAAAGAGCGCATCCAGAATTATTAGCTGCTATTATATGTGATATAGATGATACAGCTAGTCTAGCAGCAGCCAGAAACGTTATTCGATCCATAGCAGAAACCCGATCTAATTTATTGCCTATAATACAACCAGCGGTTACACCAAAAACTCTAGAAAGATATTTAATTAGTTTTGGTAAAAAATTAACAGATTGGACATGGCCTATTAAACCTGGTACTTCAAGACTTGATATAAAATCAGGATTACAATTACATGCATATGGTGCCAGACATTATAAAAAAGTTATATCTTGTTTAATGTCTCATATGATTGGTTGGAGACTATGTGCATTGACTAATACTCCTATGGTAATCTTAGAACATGATGCTATTTTTACACGTCGATTTAATTGGGATTCAATACCAGCATGTAAAGAAAAACATGAATGTATTATAGGATTAAATAATCCATTAGGCGCTACGCGAAAAGCTAAAGAATATTATGAATCTGTTGCTGTCGCT